CAAAGAAGCGCAGAGAAGATCCAAATCCGAATAGAAGTGGAAAGGCAAAATTTGTAAGTGCTTCCTATGAACCACAAGGACAGCAACTTGATGAATTGTGGGGTAAGGTTGCTCTTGCAGCAGGTGCAGCAGCATTACCATATTTTATGAGTAGATTAAAACCTGCAGTTGATAAAGCGATCGATGCACCAGCAACTGGATCTGGAACTTTAGTTGATAAATTAAAGCAAAAAAGAGACGCTACTAATAAAGCACTTCAAAAAAATTCATTTGAACCAGAAGGTGAACAGATTGATGAAAAGAAAGATGCTTGTTACAGTAAAGTTAAATCAAGATACAAAGTTTGGCCCAGTGCATATGCGTCTGGTGCATTAGTTAAGTGTCGTAAGGTTGGTGCCGCAAACTGGGGAACTAAATCAGAAGGATTTTCTGATTGGAGAGCAGAACTTTCCGAAGATTGGCAGAAAGTTAATCGCCAAGATAAAACTGATGGATTAAGTCCTGCTGCTGTAAAAGCATACCGTCGCGAGAATCCAGGATCAAAACTCCAAACTGCGGTGACCGAAAAGAAACCAAAAGGAAAAAGAGCAAAGCGTCGTAAAAACTTTTGCCGGCGTATGAAAGGTATGAAGTCTGAACTTACTTCAGCAAAGACAGCAAGAGATCCAGATTCAAGAATCAACAAAGCCCTCCGTCGTTGGAACTGTAACTAAAATGAAATCCTTTAAAGAGTTTCTTTCTGAGAGTGTAAATATATCAGGAGATTTCAATGGAAATCTCTATATGAATAGTTCTCAACCAGAACAAGCAACCGAATCTTTTTTTGCAGATGTAGTCTGGGAAGGAAAGATGTATCGTTTAGAAGTTGAAGGTAAGATGATGAATAAAAATGAACTTGCCGAACAAATTCAAGGCGAATATCCTGGAGCAATTGTTCACATCATTTATCCATCACAATCACAAAGTTCTTTAAAAATTAAAAATACGCAAAGATACCAACCAGAAAGACTAACTTGGACTGATTAATTATGGCACAATTTAATAAAAATACTCAAGACTTTCTGAATCAAGAAAGGACACTTTTTGAGGTGAATATGGTCGCCAATAAAAATGGCGAAGTAGTAACTTTAGATAATCCATTTCCAGTAACAGGCACTATTGGAATACAAACAGGTACTGGGTTAGTAATTAATCCAGATAATAATTCGTATGATGCTTTTGGTAGACAGAGAGTTTCTGAACCATTTACCCTTGGTGATTATAAACATCTATATGCTATTGATACCAACTTTATTGATAGTTCATCAGGGGCTGGTTCAACAATAACATTTAAAGTAAACCAAGCATGTGCAAGATTACAAACTGGCATTGGAAGCACAGCATCTAGTATTCACCAAACAAAGTTTTATCACCATTATCAACCAGGAAAATCGCAACTAATTTTTAGTTCTTTTAATTTTTATGCACCTCAACAGAATGCAACAAAAAGAACTGGATACTTTGATGATAGAGACGGAATCTACTTAGAGCAGGTTGGATTAAGCACTTCTGATGGAGTTAATGCTGGAATAGGAACTTATAACTGGGTCATCAGAACTTTTACATCAGGAAGTGCAACAGAAACAAGAATTCCAAGATCACAATGGAATATGGATAAATGTGATGGAACTGGTACTTCTGGATTTAATATAGACTTTACAAAAACTCAATTAGCATTTATTGACTTTCAGTGGTTAGGTGTTGGTAGAGTTCGTTGTGGTTTTGCTCACGATGGAAAGTTAATTACTGCTCATGAATTTTATCATTCTAATAACAATCCAACAGTTTATATTGCAAATCCAAACTTACCAGTTCGTTGTGAGATAAGAAATACTGGTGTTGGTATTGGAGCATCATTTGACCAGATTTGTTCAACTGTCGCAAGTGAAGGTGGTTATGTAGAAAGCGGCGTTGACTTTGCATACACAATGCTAACTACAAGATCAGTTCCAACTCCAGGAGGAACAGAACTTCCATTAGTTGCTATTCGTCTCAAAAATACTTTCCAAGGATATCCAAACAGAATATCAGTTAGATTAAATAATATTTCACTTTATGCTGAGACAAATAGTATTGTTTATAAAATTGTAAAACTTCCAAGTTCTGCTTTTATTGGATTAACTACTTTGGGTAGTGGAACTATTTGGACTTCTGCTTCTGATAATAGTGGTGTTGAATACTGCATCAATGCTACAGTTTATAATGATGGCGAGGTATTTGCTTCTGGTTATGTTCCATCAGGATCATCTCAAAACTCACTATCTCCAGTTGCTTCTGGAGCACTCACAACAGCAAAGAAAAATATTATTGTCCAAAACCTAGACTCAACAAATTCAGAAATTTATGTGATTGTTGTGAGAACAATATCAACAAGCGTTGGTGCAGCTGCTCAGGTTGCGGCATCACTTCAGTGGAGAGAAATTTATTAAGGTAAAGTTATGAGTGATGTATATCTTGGCAATCCATTACTAAAAAAAGCAAATACTCCGATTGAATTTACACAAGAACAAATTCTTGAATTTGTCAAATGTAAAGATGATCCTGTTTACTTTGCAAATAATTATGTAAAGATTGTAACACTAGATCATGGTCTACAAACTTTTAAACCATACCATTTCCAAGAGAAGTTAATTAATAACTTTCACAACCACAGATTTAATATCTGTAAGATGCCTCGTCAGACAGGTAAATCTACGACTGTAGTATCTTTTCTACTACACTTTGCAGTGTTTAATGACAATGTAAATATTGGTATTCTTGCAAATAAAGCAGCAACTGCTAGAGAACTATTAGACAGATTGCAGACAGCATATGAAAATCTACCAAAGTGGATGCAACAAGGAATCATCTCATGGAACAAAGGTTCTCTTGAACTTGAGAATGGAAGTAAGATCCTGGCTGCTTCTACTTCTGCTTCTGCGGTTCGTGGTATGTCATTCAATATTCTATTTTTGGACGAATTTGCTTTCGTTCCAAATCACATCGCAGATTCATTCTTTGCATCAGTATATCCAACAATTACTTCAGGTAAAAACACAAAAGTAATTATTGTATCCACTCCACATGGTATGAATCATTTCTACCGCATGTGGCATGATGCGGAGAAAGGAAAGAATGAATATGTTTACACAGATGTTCATTGGTCTGAAGTTCCAGGAAGAGATGAGGCATGGAAAGCACAGACTATTGCCAATACTTCAGGGCAGCAGTTTAAAGTTGAGTTTGAATGTGAATTCTTAGGATCGGTCGATACTCTTATTGCACCATCTAAACTCAGAAACCTTGTCTACGACCATCCTAAGACACGTAGCGCAGGTTTAGATGTATATGTGGACCCTATAGAAAATAATGACTACTTGATTACTGTAGACGTTGCTAGAGGTGTTGGAAATGATTATTCAGCATTCACTGTTATCGATATTACTCAGTTTCCTCATAGAGTTGTTGCAAAGTATAGAAATAATGAAATTAAACCTATGCTTTTTCCAAGTATTGTTGATGAAGTTGGAAGAAGTTACAATGAAGCATATATTTTATGCGAAGTCAATGACGTTGGCGACCAAGTAGCAAGCATTCTTCAATATGATTTAGAGTATAAAAATCTACTCATGTGTTCTATGAGAGGTAGAGCAGGTCAGATTGTCGGACAGGGATTTTCTGGAAAGAAAACTCAACTTGGCGTAAAGATGTCTAAAACTGTTAAGAAAGTTGGATGTCTTAATCTAAAGACAATGATTGAGGAAGATAAATTATACTTGAATGATTATGAGATCATTTCAGAATTAACAACATTTATTCAAAAGCACAACTCATTCGAAGCTGAAGAAGGATGCAATGATGACCTTGCAATGTGTCTAGTCATTTATGCATGGTTAGTCGCTCAAGATTACTTTAAAGAACTTACAGACCAAGATGTTAGAAAGAGATTATATGAAGAGCAAAAAAATCAAATAGAACAGGACATGGCACCTTTTGGTTTTATATCTGACGGATTGGATGGAAATAGTTTTGTGGATGCAGATGGTGATAGATGGTTTATGGATGAATATGGTGATCGCTCATACATGTGGGAGTATATGTAATGGATTTAGATAAGCAAATAAAATTTAGTCATTTATTGCTTACTGATAGAAAATGCAGATCCTGCGGAGAGGTTAAAAATTTAATTGATAGTTTTTATAGAACTCATAAAGAAAGAGGTCCAGTTGCTTCATCTTTCTCGTATGAATGTAAAGAATGTGCGATTGAGAGAGTTACTGAATTAAAAAAGAAATCAAAGTTATCATCAATGTGGCAATATCCTGACTGGTAATCGTTCATGTCATGTTTTCCTTTTGAAAAGTAATTTTTTAATAAATATTTTTTAGATAAACTGAGATTTACGGAGAAAAACATGGCGACTCCTCAATTATCTCCTGGAGTACTTACTAGGGAAGTTGATTTAACTGTTGGGAGAGCTGACAACGTATTAGATAATATTGGAGCAATTGCCGGTCCTTTTGCAATTGGACCAGTAGACGAACCAATTGATATTACGACAGAAAATGAGCTTATCAATGTTTTCGGTAAGCCAATTTCAACAGATGCTCAATATGAATATTGGATGAGCGCATCATCATTCCTCTCATATGGTGGCGTACTTAAGGTTGTAAGATCTGATGGATCCAACTTAGTAAACGCTAATGCTATTCGTAACTCAGTTGGCGTTTCAACAGCAGGTGAACCAGCACTTAAAATTAAGAATTTTGACGATTATGAATCCAACTATGCAGATGATGTAGCAAACTATATCTTTGCGGCAAAAAATCCAGGTTCTTGGGCAAATAACCTTAAGGTTTGTGTAATTGACGATAAAGCTGACCAAATTCTAAATGTTGGTGCTGCTGTAACTGCATTCGCATCAGTTGGAATGGCAGTAACAACTGCACTTTCAAATGTACCATCTGCAGGTATTGGAACTACAAATACTTTTAATGGATATCTCAAGTCTATTATTACTGGAATTGGAGCAAGCACACTTGATGTTAAGATTAAGTCTGTTGTCTCCACTGCAGGAAGTGAGACTTCTATTACCTATGCACAAAGGTCACAACTAAGATCATTCTTAGTAGGAGAATCTGTTCAGGTTGTCAACTCTTCAGGAGTTGGTGTTGCAACTGTAACAATGTCTACTAATGCAAATACAGTTGTAGACTGGTACGATCGACAAACTCTTGGACTGACAAATACTCCAATTCTTTGGTCGTCTATTGCACCAAAACCAGGAACATCACAGTATTCTGTTGATAGAAATGGTCTCAGTGACGAAATTCATGTTGTCGTTGTAGATGATACTGGATCAGTAACTGGCATTCAAGGAAATCTTCTTGAAAAGCATATTGGTCTATCTAAGGCTACAGATGCAGTTTCTGCAGTTAACTCTCCACAAAAAATTTGGTGGAAGGATTATCTGGCATTATATTCAAATTATGTTTATGCTGGAGATAATCCTTCAGATGATCTAAATGCAAATGAAGATGTTTCCGCAACTGGATTTAGTGCTGGTTTCACTCCATACACAACCGCACAGGGACTATGGAATACTGATGCACAGGGAAGAACTTATAGTGCTCTAGGAAATGTAACTTACAACCTAAGTGGTGGTAAAGATTACAGTGGAACTACTGGAATGACTGCTTCTTTAGGAGATTTGATTACTTCATACAATCTATTCTCAAATAAAGATGAAATTTCTGTTGATTACTTGATCATGGGACCTGGACTCAGCAATAAATTTGAGTCTCAAGCAAAAGCCAATCAACTTATTTCAATTGCAAATTCAAGAAAGGATTGTATCGCTGTAATTTCTCCTCATCGTGCAGATGTAGTTGATATCACAAACACAGATACTCAAACTGATAATATCCTTCAGTTCTTCTCTCCACTTTCTTCTTCGTCCTATGCAATGTTTGATAGTGGATATAAGTATACGTATGATAGATTCAATAATAAATTTAGATATATTCCTTGCAACGCTGATGTTGCAGGATTGATGGTTAGAACTTCAGTTTTTGCTTTCCCTTGGTTCTCACCTGCAGGTCAGCAAAGAGGTGTTCTGAATAATGCCATTAAACTTGCATATAATCCAAGTAAGGCTCAAAGAGATTTACTTTACCCCGAAAGAGTAAATTCAATAGTAAATCAACCTGGAGTTGGGGTAATTCTATTTGGAGATAAAACTGCTCTAGGATATGCATCTGCATTTGATAGAATTAATGTTCGTCGTTTATTCCTTACAGTAGAGCAATCTCTTGAGAGATCTGCACAAGCACAACTCTTTGAACTTAATGATGAAATTACGAGAGCAAACTTTGTAAATATTGTTGAACCATATCTCCGCGATGTTCAGGCAAAAAGAGGTCTTTATGGATTCTTAGTTGTTTGCGATGAATCAAATAACACTCCTGATATAATTGACAACAATGAATTCAGAGCTGACATCTATCTGAAACCAGCTAAATCAATTAACTATGTAACTCTAACTTTCGTGGCAACTCGCACTGGAGTGAGTTTTGAAGAAGTTGCTGGAACTGTTTGATTTTATATAAATTAATTACAACAGGAGGAATCAAAAATGGCAACAATCAAAAGTCTCTCACAATTCAAATCCAAACTAATTGGTGGCGGCGCTCGTCCTAATCTATTTGAAGTTTCCATACCATCCTTTCCCTCAGGAATAAATCTTGGAATACAAGGCGATGGTACTGGTCAGTATGATGCAGAAAACTTTACTTTCTTATGCAAATCTGCTGCTCTTCCTGCATCTAACGTTACTCCAATCGAAATTCCTTTTAGAGGTCGTACATTAAAGGTCGCTGGTGACAGAACATTTGATACTTGGACTATAACTGTTATTAATGATGAAAACTTCTCACATAGAAGAGCTTTTGAAGCGTGGATGCAAAATGTCGCACAATATTCTGATCATAGTGGTCTAACCAGTCCCGTTGACTACATGACCGATGCAACTGTCGTTCAGTTAGGAAGAGCAGTTGTTGCAACTGAAACTGGCACTGGAACAGGCGGAAACGCAAATGTTCTTGCTCAGTATAAGTTTAAGGACATTTTCCCAACTACCATATCTCCAATTGATCTTTCTTATGAAACGACAGACACTATTGAAGAATTCACTGTAGAATTCCAAGTTCAATACTGGTATCCTGAAGTTCCTGGTAGCAACAGTGCTCAAGGGTAATAAATAGTAAAATACAAAGTTAAACTTAATTATGTCAAAATTATTTGGATTCTCTATTGAGGATACTGAAAAATCATCACCCACTGTAGTTTCCCCCGTTCCTCCTAATAATGAGGACGGGGTTGACCACTACTTAAGCAGTGGGTTTTTTGGTTCATATGTTGATATTGAAGGCGTTTATAGAACAGAATTTGACTTAATTAAAAGATATCGTGAAATGGCATTACACCCAGAGTGTGATAGTGCCATTGAAGACATTGTAAATGAAGCTATTGTATCAGATACTAATGATAGTCCAGTACAAATTGAATTATCAAACTTGAATGCTAGTGATGGAATAAAAACAAAAATAAGAAAGGAATTTAAATATATTTTAGAACTATTAGACTTTGATCGCAAATCACACGAAATTTATAGAAATTGGTATATTGATGGGCGACTTTACTATCACAAAGTTGTCGATTTAAAGAATCCGCACGATGGAATTCAAGAACTTCGTTATATTGACGCAATGAAAATGCGGTATGTTCGACAGCAAACGGTAAAGAATAAAGATAATTTCAGATTAGCAAACGTGAATACTGATAATCCGATGGATTATGAGTTTCCAAAAATTGAGGAATATTTCATCTATAACCCAAAGATGAATTATCCAACTAACAACCCATCTGCTTTAGGTGGAACTGGTGGAATCAAAATGACTAAAGATTCCATTACTTATTGTACATCAGGTCTCGTAGATAGAAATAAAGGAAATACTCTTTCATATCTTCATAAGGCAATCAAATCTCTCAATCAACTGAGAATGATTGAAGATTCTCTTGTTATCTACAGACTATCACGCGCACCAGAACGTAGAATTTTCTATATCGATGTTGGCAATCTTCCAAAAGTAAAGGCAGAGCAATATCTTCGTGATGTTATGATGCGCTATCGTAACAAGTTAGTTTACGATGCAAGCACCGGAGAAATCCGTGATGATAAAAAATTCATGAGTATGTTGGAAGATTTCTGGTTACCTCGCCGTGAAGGTGGTAGAGGAACTGAAATCACTACACTCCCAGGAGGTCAAAACCTTGGAGAAATTACTGATATTGAATATTTCAAGAAAAAATTATATCGCTCACTCAATGTTCCACCGTCAAGAATGGATGGTGAAGGTGGTTTTAACTTAGGCCGTTCCTCAGAAATTCTTCGTGATGAAGTTAAGTTTAGTAAGTTTGTTGCTCGTTTAAGAAAAAGATTTTCTTACATGTTTAATGACATGCTAAAAACTCAATTGATTTTGAAGAATATCATTACTCCTGAAGATTGGCAACTTATGGAGGAACATATTCAATATGACTTCTTATATGATAATCACTTTGCAGAACTTAAAGAAGCAGAACTTCTTAACGAAAGACTTGCAATGGTTCAAACTGCAGAGCCATATGTTGGTAAGTATTTTTCTCAAGATTATTTAAGAAGAAAAATTCTTCGCCAAACTGATCAGGAAATTCTTGAGGAAGATGCTTTAATTAAGAAAGAAATAGAAAAAGGTATTATTCCAGACCCAAGCATTCCAGTTGATCCAAATACAGGAATGCCAATGGACCAACAGATGGATTTAGGAAAACCAGTTATGGAACCTGAAGTAGATGCGTCAGTTGTAGACGCAGATGCAACCAGAAATGCAGCAGATTTAGATGCAGGTCCAATGAAGATGCCCAAAGGCGGCACCATATAAATACAAGAGATTACAATTTTGAACTAGAACAATGGATGAACTTCTGGATATGATTATCGCTG